GTCAGCTTCGTCGCCTCGCGGAACTTGCCTTTCTTCTTCGCCGTACCGCCGGCGTCGATCGAAAGACCGAAGAGATCGTTCATGCCGCGCGCGACGGCTTCGCGCAGTTTCGGCGCGACGTCGGCCGACTCGAGCACCTCGAGCACGGCTTGGATCTCGCCGGGTCCGGCCTCGACGAAGCGGGGCTCCGTGAGCTTGCCGACGAGCTGGCGGAAGTCCTTCGAGCTCTCGTCACCCTTGATGTGCGCGAGATCGCTCTTGACGAAGACGCGCACGCCCTCGAAGAGCGGTGTCGCTTCGCGCAGTACCGCGCGCGGATACTCGACGCCGTTGAGCGACGTACCCGCGCGGATGATGCGAACGAGATAGCGCGGCGGCGCCTTCGCGTCGTCGCCGAGCGCTTCGATGAAGACGGCGGAAGCATCGGCGGCAGCAGAGAACCTTGGGGAATTCCCTGCCGCCGCCTCCGCCACCCGTGCCCCCACAGGTTCGTAATCGACGACGACTTCCTGCGGCGCGCCGAGCGCGACCTTGTTGTCCTCGCCGATCGTGTACGCGTACGACCAGTAGCGGCCGTGCGCGAGCACGATGACGCGGTCCGGGAAGACCGAGTCGAGGCAGAAGTCCCAGCCGTCCGGCAGCAGGCGACGCGTGTCGCGCACGGCGTCACGCACGAGGTCGATGATCTGACCGAGCTCGGTCGCGACCGCTTCGCGCAGCGCGACCTCGCCAACGACGCCGGCTTTCGGGACGCGCTTCATCAGCGCGCTTCCTTCCAGACGTGCTTGTCGTCCTGGAGCACGCGCACCGTCTTGCCGTCGCGCGTGGCCTTCGCGAGCTCGACGACTTTGCCGACCGGCTTGCGGCCCTCGGCGGGCGAGTCCGCCGAGGGACTGGTCCCGGTGTCATCGGTCGAGGAATTCGGATTCGCCGCCGGATCGGCAGCATCAGCCTTCTTGTCTTTGGCCACGGGGGAATGTCTCCGCTGGGAGGGGAACAGCTTGCGGAGACGGATGATCACGATGAGCCCGCAGCGAATCTTTTAGCGCGCGCTAAAACGACTCGCCCGGATCGAAAGGAAGGGAACGCGCCGCTCGGCGGGGAACGGGAGCTCGCGTACCGCAGAACGCAGTACACGAGCGCGACGGCGCGGCCGCGAGCTTAGCACGCAGTTGCGAAAGGAACGTGCGAGGGAATCGCGGCCGTCAGGCGGCGTTGCGCAGCTCGGCGAGGAAACGCTCTTGCGCTTCGGCACCCTTGGTTTCGCCAAGGCGCGCGTATTCGACGAACTGCTCGCGCGTCATGACGACGCCCTGGAAGCGCACGTGCGTCGTCGGCTGCGCATGCATCCATTCGAAAATGGACAGGCTGTCAAGCTGCGTCAGATCGAGAACTCGGCGTTTCATGGGGCACGGTACGTTTCGAGGCGGATCAAGCCGCGGCGGACGAGCTCGTCGAGCAGGCTCGCCGCGACGCGTTCAGGATACTCCGATTCCGGCACGCCCGCTTCGCGCAGCGCGGTTTCCACGTTGCGGGCATAGCGGGCGAGATCGAGCTCCTGATCGAGCAGCGCGCCCAGCTTCCATCCGCTGATTGGCGGCAGGATCCGGTAGCGAACGCCGGCCGCGGCGACCCGGAGCTCGGCGAATCCATAGCCGACAGCGGCAAAGATGTCCTGCATCGACGGCGGCAACGCATCGAGGTGCGCGTGAGTGAACACCTTGCCGCGCGCATCTTGCGTCGAAAGCTGATCGAGGAGCACGCGATCGCGGCGCCCTTCGGCGAACCAGATGGTCTTGCCCGAATCGTCGAGCACGTACGCCCACTCGACCGGCCGCGTGATCATGCCGCGCTCGAGCGGCACGAGAGCGCGCGCGAGCGTATCCGGCAAGCCGCGCAGCGCCGCACGCTCCCACGGCAGCACGGCCGCGGCGAGCGCCGCCGCGACGACGCCCTCTTCGGCGGCCCCGACGATCGCCTCGGCCGCACCGGCCGGCACGCGCGGTTCGCGTGTCACCTCGCCGTCGGCGTCGAGCGGATCGAGGCGCGTCGTGCTCGCGCCCCACGTGCTGCCGTCCGTGACCGGAATCGACAGGCAGCCGCAGTTGATCGTGTTCGACGCCGATCCGTTCGGATCGCGCGGATACATGAGCTGCTCGCCCGCGATGTCGAACGGCTCTGAGACCTTGCGCAGCTGACCGTGCGCTGCAACGTGATCCGGACGCGGATGCAGCTTGCCTGAACGATTCCAGCGCTTACGCAGCCCCGGCAGGCGCGTCGCCGCGTCTTCCATGCTTGCCTGATTGGCGGCCGAGTAGATCCGGCCGAGCTCGGTGTAGACGATCGTGCGCGCGCGGCTGCGCGTCGCATCGAGGATCTTCTGCACGGCCGAGATCGCGTCCGACGTCGACAGCGTGCCGATCAGCACCTGCGCGAGCGCGCCGTTGATGCGATTGATCGCGCTCGTGCTGGCGTCGGAGAGGTAGTGCGTGAGCGCAGTGCGCAGCGCCGTCAGCGCGCGCGGGTTGATGCGCGGCTCGAACGCGAGGCCGCCGGCCGCGAGCGGCACGCGGATGAGATCGATGCCCGCATCCCACGCCTGCTGAGCGCCTTCGAGCGACGTCGTGCGTGCCGCGGTCGAAAACGCCTGCAAGGCCGCGTCGATCTCGCGCTGCGTCGCCTCGAGGCGCGTGCGCTTCAGCGTATCGGTCACGCCGGCGAGGCGCGCCGTGATCGTCTTCCGGGCCTTCTCGAGCTGGCGCAGGATCTCGGCGATCGTGTCGCGCTGGATCCGCACCAGGCGCCGCATCTGCGCAAGGCGCTCACGATTGAACGCAGCGGTGCGCTCGTCAGGCGTCGGCATTCGCCGGAGCTCCGGCGGGCACGACATCGTCGTCCGGCGGCGGCGGATCATTGAAGGCCGAATCGTCGAGCTTCTCGCTCAGCGCTTTCTCGAGCTCCTCCTCGGGATCGATCTCGACGCCGAGACGCGCGGCAACAGCTGCAATGACGCGCAACGCCGTTTCGCGAGAGAGAAGCCCATCGGCGATTGCCTGCACGCAACCCGAGACCACCTGCATGAACGACGTCGCGTACTTCGTCGTGTCCTTCGCGGTGAGCTCGGGAAATTCGATGACGATCGCATCGAGGATGTCGACTTCCTTGTCGTTGAGTTCTTCCTCGAGCCTTTTCCATTCCGAGCGCACGACGTACTGCGCGATCTCGGTGAGCATCCATTTCACCGCCTGCTGGCGCATCTTCAGCATCTTCTCGGTCGGCTCGGCCATGCTCTCGCCGGTCGATCGATTGACGTCCTCGGCGCCGCCGTACCAGTGCTCGGGAATCGTCGCGCCGCCGAGCACGTGATTTCGGAAGAGCCGCGCGCCGGCTGCCACGTCGGCCGCCTGCAACTCCGGCGCCTTCGGCTCCCACGTCTCGGCATCGTTGTGCACGCGCACGCTGTTCGGCTTCGGCGCCGTGATCTCAGCCGCGCGCGCTTTGACTTCGTCGGATGTCGCGTTGGCCATCGTCACGTCCCACACGAACGCGCGCAGGAAGCTCGCGCGGTCGAGCTCGCCGAAGAGGTACTGGTCATACGCGTCGAGCCAGTCCGCCTGCGCGAGCAGGTCGCTGCGCCCACGCGTCGCGCTCGCGAGATCGTTGATGCGGAAGTAGAAGCAATCGCCCGTATCGAACGTCGCGCGGATCTCCTGCGTGCGCTCGGCGAACGCCGACTCCGGCACGTTGACGATCACGCGATAGCGGCGCGCAACGCCCTTGCTGTTGCGCTTCGTGACGATGCCGATTGGCTGCTCACGATTTTCCGGGTCGGTCACCACCGTCTCGATCAGCGCAGGATCGAGGTAGCCGAGACGGACGAACCCGGTGCTCTCATTCCGGAAAACGGGATAGCACTGCTCGCCGAACAGCGCGAGCTCGCGCACGCGCTTGTGGAGCTTCTTGTCCCACGCGTTGAGGCCGTCGTTCCAGTGGCGCTTCAGCGCCGCGTTGGCCCGCTCGTCCTCGGCGCGCCACGCGACGCCGTCGGACAGGAGGTACGCAACCGGCAGCTCGATCAGCCGGTTCGCGATCAGGTTCGACTCCCAGAGGAAGTGCGCGATCTTCTGCATCCGATCCTGCGTCAGCGGTGTCAGGTCGCGATTGCCATCGCCGGTCAGGCGGCGCCAGTCGTCGTCGTCGGCGTCGATCGTCGCGCCGGCCGCTTCCCGCAGGGCGGGTGCCGGCGCCGCGCGGAACCATCCGAGGGCGGTCTTGAGGGGTTCGAGGAGGTTCATGGGCTCAGGCGCTCCGTCGACGAGTCCCGAAGTGCGCCCGAGAGCGCACAGGACTTTTCGCAAAAAGGCGAGGGAAAGAAATTCGGACCATCAGGGCTTCTCGGGGGCCTCGGGGCGCACAGTGCGATTGGTGCGGTCGCCGAACATCGCCATGCGGCGGCGGCCGCGCATGGCCTCGGGGAGGAACGTCGAGCGGTCGGATTCGATCGTGTGTCCGGCGGCCGGCTGGGTCGGCGATTCGGCCGCGTGGAGCGCCAGCATGTGCGCCCAGAACTCATCGGCGTGTCCGGCTTCGTTGCGGTCGGCGTCGAAGCGCGCGTTGCCGGCGACCGTCGTCGTCTTCTTGACGGCATGGTGGCTGTCGCGGATCTCACGATCGACCGGGATGCGGACGCGCTTGTCCTCGAAGCGTTGCTTGCCGTACGTCG